GCGGAAGTAAATTGGCTCAGTATGCTGGGCGGAGGAGTTGGAATTGGTATTGGAATTCGTTCAGCGGATGATAAGTCGGTTGGAGTTATGCCCCACCTTCGCACATATGACGCATCATCTCTCGCTTATAGACAAGGTAGGACTCGTAGGGGTAGTTATGCCGCTTATCTTGATATTTCTCATCCGGATATTCTCATATTTTTAGAAATGCGTAAACCAACAGGTGATCCTAATATGAGGACACTTAATTTACATCACGGTATTAATATTACTGATAACTTTATGCAATTAGTTGAAAAATGTATGTTGGATAAAGATGCAGATGATACATGGGAATTAAAAGATCCTCATTCCGGAGAAGTACGTGATACTATTTCAGCTAGAGAATTATGGCAACGTATTATTGAAATGAGAATGCAAACAGGTGAACCATATCTACATTTTATTGATACCAGTAACAGAGCGATGCCAGATTTTCAGAAGAAGCTTGGTTTAAGTATCAAACAATCTAATTTATGTTCTGAGATTATTTTACCTACAGATAAAGAACGCACCGCGGTATGTTGTTTGTCATCTTTAAATTTGGAGTACTACGATGAATGGAAATCTGACCCTCTCTTCCTTGCTGATGTTGCTGAAATGCTTGATAATGTTCTACAGTATTTTATTGATAATGCACCTAGTGCCATTTCCAGGGCTATTTACTCTGCTCGGAATGAGCGTAGCATTGGTATTGGAGCCCTAGGCTGGCACGCCTTTTTACAAAAAAATAATATTCCTTGGGAATCGTCCATGGCAGTGGGAAGAAACCTACAAATTTTTAAGCATATTCGAAAAGGATTAGATGAAGCAAATCTTAAATTAGGACATGAGAGGGGCGAGGCGCCCGATGCTGCAGGTACAGGTAGACGTTTTTCTCATATGCTTGCTATTGCTCCTAACGCTTCTTCTTCTATTATTATGGGAAATACTTCTCCTTCCGTTGAGCCATTACGTGCTAACGCCTATAGACAAGATACACTAAGTGGTTCTATGCTTAATAAAAATAAATGGCTTGATAGAGTTATTCAAGATCATTTATCTAGCGATAGTGGAACAATATCTCAAAATGATTATAATGACATTTGGTCTTCAATTATTGCGAATGACGGGTCAGTACAACACTTAACTTGGATGAATGATTGGACAAAAGATGTATTTAAAACATCTATGGAAATAGACCAACGCTGGGTTATCCAACACGCCGCCGATAGACAGCAATATATAGATCAAGCACAATCTGTTAATCTGTTCTTTAGACCAGATGCAAATATTATGTATTTGCATGCTGTACATTTTATGGCATGGAAGCAAGGATTGAAAACCCTTTACTATTGCCGCTCTGAAAAGATTGGCAAAGCAGATAAAGTCTCTAAAAGAATTGAAAGAGAAGTTATTAAAGAATTAGATATGAAAGCAATAATTGAGGGTGATACTTGTTTGGCTTGCGAAGGTTAAATATGCAAACACCATTTTTACATGAACAATACGTCAGATACACATGCCAAAGGTGTGGACACGACGCTCATTGTCAGGGCTCCTGCCCTTCTAACCCTTGTTCTTGTAATAAGTGCGAATGCGCGGAATGCCGAGATAAAGACGATAATATTGTCAAGGGAAATAATTAAATTATGTAAGAAGAATGCCCATTATGCGGCGGTAAACATCTAAAAATAAGGAAATAAAATGGCAACGAAAAAAGAAACAGTAGTTAACGAAAAAATTATTGAAGCAGTTAACGAAGCAATGGTAAGCGAAGCAACAGGCAAAAAGTGGTACTATAGTAAAACTTTCTGGGCTAATATTGTAGCAGGTGTATTAGTAATAGTACAAACAAATTATGGCTTTGTAGTTCCTGCGGAATATCAAATGCTTTTAATGGGTGCTATTAATATGGGCCTAAGAAAGATTTCTAGCGGCGAAGTAACTTGGTAATATATGGCCTACTCAGATAAGGTAATCGATCATTACGAAAACCCTCGGAATGTAGGCAAGTTTGAGACAGACGACACAATCGGCACAGGTATGGTGGGGGCACCTGCTTGTGGCGACGTCATGAAACTACAAATAAAGGTAGAAGATGGTATTATTAGAGATGCTCGCTTCAAGACATATGGATGTGGTTCCGCAATCGCTTCTAGTTCACTCGTTACAGAATGGGTCAAAGGGAAAACATTGGATGAAGCATTCACTATCAAAAATAGTGCCATTGCTGAAGAACTTGCTCTCCCGCCAGTAAAAATACATTGTTCTATTTTAGCAGAAGATGCTATAAAGGCTGCAGTATTAGACTATAAGAAGAAACATGATCTCGTTAACTGAAAAAGCATATGATAAAATTAAAACTCAACTTCAGAAACGGGGTAAGGGTGTTGGTATTAAACTAGGCGTAAAAACTACAGGTTGTAGTGGATTGGCATATACACTTGAATATGTGGATAAGTATGAAGAAACCGTAGGTGTAATTAATTACGCACATAAAGATTTTATAGTTTTAGTTGATATAAAAAGTGATATATATCTGAAAGGATTGACCATGGATTGGGTTAGAAATGGTCTAAACGAGGGATTCGATTTTAAAAATCCAAACGAACGAGACCGCTGTGGTTGCGGAGAAAGTTTTAGGGTATAAATGGCACATATCGTAGCAAATCTTCCTACAGTAAAATGTTTTGTTCGCAAAGAATTTCTTTATGATTTTGAAAAAGGTCACGGAGAACTTGAACCTTGCTGGTGGGTTAGTGTTAAGTCTCTAAGAGGCCAAGCATTTCGTATTGAATCATATCTAAATAATTATGGCGCATTGTATGATAAATTACCTCTGCATGCATATTGTTGGAAACCAATTGAGGGAGAACCTCTACCTTTAGATTATCTTCAGTTGTGGGATTGCCTTTCATATGATATAGCTGTTATAAAGAAAGCACAGTTACAATCAATGAAGTGTAAGTTTAAATTAAAAAATGGAGATTGGATGTATGGTGTTTATCTTTTTACAGTTGATAGTGCTCATCCTGATTTTAACACACTTGATACAGGTTTTAGCGAGGATGTCGAGGATCACAAGTCTTATAATTTCATCCAGTGTGATAATGGTCAGTTTGCTGCTCAGCCAAATAATCGTTTAATCATATTAGAACCAAGTAGTAATCCAAAAGAACTAAAATACCCAGACTTTAAAGTTGCAACAAAGAAATGGTCAGTTGAAACGGATTCAAAATGGGCACTCGGCGAAACTAACACAGTAATGTACGAGGGACAAAAATGATAACCATAACAGAATCAGCAAAGACAAAAATTTTAGATCTTTTTATAGAAGAGGGTAATCCCGATTTATGTTTAAGGACATTTGTACAAGGTGGTGGTTGTAGTGGAATGAGCTATGGGTTTACATTTGATGAGGTAATGAATGAGGATGATTTTGAAATACCTCTCGAAAAAACTAAAATATTAATAGATGCTATGAGCATGCAGTATCTACAAGGTGCAAGCATAGATTACAAAGAAGATATACAAGGCTCACAGTTTGTTATAAAAAATCCAAATGCGGAAACAACCTGTGGTTGTGGTAGTAGTTTTTCTGTATAAAAAGAATAGGCAAAAATGAAAAAGACAAAAATGACGGATGATAGAAATTCGTTTAAACCCTTTAATTACCCCTGGGCATATGATGCATGGTTAAAACATGAACAAAGCCATTGGTTACATACCGAAGTACCCATGCATGAGGATGTTAAAGATTGGAAAAAGAAATTATCAAATGAAGAAAAACAATTCCTTACGCACATCTTCCGATTCTTTACTCAGGGAGATATTGATGTCGCTGGTGGATATGTCAAAAATTATCTACCTTACTTTCCGCAACCTGAAATAAGAATGATGCTTATGGGTTTTGCAGCCCGTGAGGCATTACATATTGCGGCATATTCTCATTTAATTGAGACACTAGGATTACCAGAAACAACTTACAATCAATTTCTAGAATATCAAGAAATGAAAGATAAGCATGACTTTGTTCTTGATATTTCATCTAAGAATGGTACGATTGCTTCAACCGCAGAACATATTGCGGTGTTCAGCGCATTTACTGAAGGTATGCAACTATTCAGTTCCTTTATTATGTTACTTAACTTCCCTCGTATGGGTAAGATGCGCGGTATGGGACAAATTGTTACTTGGTCTATTGTTGATGAGACACAACACGCCGAGGGCATGATTAAATTATTCCGTAACTACATCGAAGAAAATAAGGAGATATGGAATGATACTCTCAAAGAAAAGATCTACTCGATTGCGGAGAAGATGGTTAGTCTTGAAGATAAGTTTATTGAACTGTCTTTCAAATCTGGCGCTATCGAAGGGTTAACAGAGAACGACGTAAAGGAATATATTCGTTACATTGCTGACAGACGTCTAATTAGTCTTGGACTAAAAGGCATCTTTAAGCGTAAAAAGAATCCTTTACCATGGGTTGAAGAAATGATCAATGCTCCAACGCATACTAATTTCTTTGAAAACAGAGCAACAGACTACGCAAAAGGTGCCTTGTCAGGAAACTGGCATGATGTGTGGGGAAAGGCTGCATGAAAAATTTTGATGAGATAAGAGAAAGAAAGTATCCTGATGGTACTTTAATTAATAAAAAATTACCTCCTGCATATGCTTTAGGTAATAGTAAAGAAAATTGCGCAAATTGTGGGGCATATGTACCAGGAACAAAATATTGTAAAACCTGGGATGCTAAGGTGAAACCTAATTATTGGTGTAAAAAATGGATTCCGATAAAAAAACAAACTACGTAATAGTTCGCAGACAAATTTGTGATACGTGTGAACATAAAAAAATTATTATTGGTGCAAAATTTTGTGATTCGTGCGGTTGCGCCATATGGGGCAAGACATTAATTAAATGGGAAAAATGCCCTGAAGGTAAATGGAATGCCGAAGAAAATTGATTATGCACATATGACGGCTGCGGAGGCATATGCAGATCTATCTTATGCGAGAAGATTAAAGGTTGGTGCTATTATAACTAAAGATGATAGGGTTATATCTATAGGTTATAATGGTACTCCTGCGGGATGGGATAACAACTGTGAAGATGTAATACGAGAAACTTTTACTTATGGTGTCGGTCAATCCATCGAAGAATACGAAGGTGCAAACTATACATTAAAGACTAAAGCTGAGGTAATTCATGCTGAGTCAAATGCTATAGGTAAATTAGCTCGTTCGACAGAATCAGGCGAGGGCGCTACAATGTATATTACCCATGCACCTTGTTTTGAATGTAGTAAAATGATTCATGTGGCAGGTATAAATAAAGTATTCTATCGTACCCCTTATAGAAATACTAATGGTATAGAATTTTTAAATCAATGTAAAATTGAAGTGGAGCAAATATGAGTAATAAAATTATAGGAATTACTTGCAGTACTTTTGATCTCTTTCATGCTGGTCATGTTATCATGCTTGAAGAGGCAAAAAGACAATGCGATCATTTAATCGCAGCAATCCAAGTCGACCCAACAATCGACAGGTTAAGTAAAAACAAACCCGTACAATCCATAATCGAACGACAAATACAAGTTGCAGCTTGTAAACACGTCGATGAGATTATTGTATATTCTACAGAAAAAGAACTTGAAGATATCTTTATGTCTTTACCTATTGATGTTCGTATCTTGGGTGAAGAGTATAGAGATACTGAGTACACAGGCAAAGTTATCTGTGAGAAAAGAAAAATTGACATTTATTTTAACAAGCGAGATCATTACTTTAGTTCATCAGATCTAAGAACAAGAGTATTTGAAACTGAAGCAAAGAAGAGAGGAATCGACACATGGCAAAAAATAAACACCACGAGTGCATCGAATGTGATGCCGTCTTCAAGATAAAACATGATCTTGACGAACGTCATTATAATGTAGGGTTTTGTCCATTCTGCGGTGCCACTATAGATGAAGATCAAATAGATGAGCAATACGAAGATCTCGACAACGACGACGAAGACCTGTCCTAAGTGTGGGATACAACACAACAAGCCCGGTAAATTTTGCACCCGGGCTTGTGCCAATTCAAGGCAATGGTCGGAGGAACAGAAACAAGTATTCTCTGAAAAGCAAAAAGATTATATGGCTCGGGATGAGTCAGAATATCACAGATATAAGAAATCTGTACAGACATCCATGTTCATTAAGACTGGCACAATGGGCAAAGGTTTGGCAACCGAGCGACTCGAGGATGTAATGACGGATCCTGAGGACTATTTCATAGTCCCACCCCGTGTGGATACCGACAGATACTCCGAAGATGGAGATATATGGGAAATTATAGAACAATAAATACTTATTTAGATAGGTGTTTATGTGGCTTTATAATAATATTCCCTTTGAGGAAATACCAGAAACTGCGTATGGTTATGTATATTTGATTACAAATACTGTTACTGGACGGAAATACATAGGTAAAAAACTTTTTTGGTTTCGTAAAACTAAACAGGTTAAGGGCAAAAAGAAGCGTATAAAGGTCGAATCAGATTGGCGAGATTATTGGTCCTCATCCGAAGAAGTTAAAAAGGATGTAGAGACAGTTGGAACAGATAAATTTATAAGAGAGATATTACATATTTGTCCCAATAAGGGATCTTGTAATTATCTTGAGGCAAGAGAACAAATGGATCGCAGAGTATTGGAAACTGAAGATTATTATAATGGCCAAATACAATGCAGAGTACATAGAACGCATATAAAAATAGGAAAATAATATGCCAGTTATATTCACAGGCGGAGTGGCAATATCAAACGGGCTATCCGTATTTGTGCCGCTTCCCCCACTTAGTTTAATAGATTATCTAATAGTTGCAGGTGGGGGCGGAGGTGCCGGTAATAGCGGGGGAGGCGGTGGTGCTGGAGGATTAAGACAATCTACCGTAACTATTGCCCCAGGCACCCCATATACTATTACTGTTGGCAGCGGAGGTTCTGCAGGGCAGGCCAATGCCGGTGCTCTTCAACAGGGCGGCAAAGGCGCCAATTCATCATTAATAGGCGGTGTGGTTAGTATTTCCACTACTGGCGGAGGTGGCGGGGTCGGCGCAGATCAAGGGCCAGGTACGCTTCCGGGACAAAATGGCGGATCCGGCGGAGGTGGTTCTGGAGGACACCCATTAGGAGGCACAGGAAATGAAGGCAGTTATAGTCCGGTAGAAGGATACGCAGGCGGCACAGGCACTACTTCACCCGCGTATTTGGGTGGCGGTGGCGGTGGCTCTGCTTCTGCAGGTGTAAATGCAAATGGGATAACACCGGGTGTTGCTGGTAATGGTGGAGCTGGCACATCATCTAGTATAACTGGATTAAATTACGCAGGCGGCGGTGGAGGCGGAACTAGAAATGGACCAGGTACACAAGGTACAGGTGGCACAGGCGGCGGTGGCGCTGGTAATTTCAGTAATAATGCCGGCATAGATGGTAATACTAATACTGGTGGTGGCGGTGGCGGTGGCGGTTGGGCTAGTTCGTATGGAGGGGTGGGAGCAACCGGCGGGTCTGGATTAGTTGTTTTGCGTCATCCTTCTGCATATTCTGCTGCAAATACCACAGGAGCTAATGTAGTTGTAACATCTTCAGGTGGAAATGTTGTATACAACTTCTATAGCTCAGGAACAATCACATTTAGTTAGGAACATAATATGTCAATTACAATCACAGGCGGAATGGCATTAGTAGGCGGCGCGTTATATGCATCTGAACCACCTCCACCTGTCCCACTTAGTTCAGTACAATATTTAGTTGTTGCGGGGGGCGGTGGTTCAGGGGCCACTGTTGGTAATGATGGTGGTGTTGCTGGAGCTGGCGCAGGAGGATTAATAACCAATAGTGCATTGGCAGTCACTCCCGGTACGTTATATACAATAACAGTTGGCGCAGGTGGTGCTGGAGGTATAGGTTCTGCTAACGTAGAAGCTACTCTTGCAGGTGCAAATGGCGCAAATACTTCGATAACTGCAGCATCCTATGCATCAAATGTAATTGCCATTGGCGGCGGTGGCGGTGGCGGTATAACTTCTGCTACTGGTTATGCAGGAAAACCTGGAGGATCAGGTGGAGGTGGAGGCTATGGTCCTGCTCCAACGGCAGGTGCTGCCGGAACAGGGACGCCTGGACAAGGCAATCCTGGTGGGTCGGGTTCACCTGGTAATAATTATGGAGGTGGGGGTGGAGGTGGTGCAGGAGCAGTTGGTGGATCTGGCGGAGCTGGTGGTGCTGGTTCAGGCGGAGACGGATCACCCTCTACAATAACAGGTGCTAATGTGTATTATGCTGGCGGTGGTGGTGGCGGCACATGGAACGGTAGAGGAACTGCAGGCACAGGCGGTTTAGGTGGCGGTGGCGCAGGGGCGGTGGGCTCAGGTTTGGGTACTGTAGGTACCGTAAATACTGGAGGTGGTGCAGGCGGTGGAGGAACCTCCCCAAGCGGATCACCATTTATTAATGGTGTTGCTGGTGGTTCTGGTATTGCGTTTATTCGTTATCCAAATACATTTGCAACTGCAACAACCACAGGTTCACCAAACGTAACCTATGCCAATGCCAACATCATCTACAGATTCTGGCAATCCGGAACAATTATTTTTAATTAGGAAACAATATGGCATTAACAATTAGCGGCGGTGTAATATTTTCAGGGCTTACCCTTACCCCTCCACCTCCGCCACCACCACCCTTTACATTAAGTTATCTATTAGTAGCAGGCGGGGGTGGCGGCGGCGGGGCATTTTATGCTGGAGGCGGCGGTGCTGGAGGCTATATTGCCAATAGTATTGTGGTGCCCACCTTATCTTCGTATAGTTTTAATTTTACACTGGGGGGCGGGGGTGCTGGGGGCGGTGCAGCAGGTGCAAGTGGCACCCCGTCAACCCTATCTTCTGCAGCATTTAGTGCAAATCTTATTGCCGTAGGTGGTGGTGGTGGCGGTACAAATGATGGCGTTAACTTTAATGGACTATCTGGCGGATCGGGTGGCGGAGCAGCAAATCCATCTGGCAACTCAGGACCAGCTAATACTGGAGGTGCAGGTACAGCTGGACAAGGAAATCCTGGCGGAATTGCAAATTCAAGACCACCCCTTGGACAAACTGGAGGTGGGGGCGGTGGTGCTGGTACTGCAGGAAGAACAGGTCCCTTGCAAGGTCAAGGTGGTGACGGTAATGCATGGATAAATGGTAATTACTATGCAGGCGGAGGAGGAGGTGGGCAAGATTATAATTTTGCTAACCTATCACCTTCTCCTGGTGGTTTAGGCGGCGGCGGTCGAGGATCCGGCGCAAATCCTCCGGGAACAACATTCCTTGCTCTTGCAGGCAACGTAAATACTGGGGGCGGTGGCGGCGCAGGTTCCCATCCGGCAGGTGGAGCCACTGCCGGAGGATCTGGAGGATCAGGGGTAGTTATTTTTGCACATCCTTCGTACTTTACCGCAACATCTAATATTACAGGTAGTAATACTGTTACTACTTTAGATGGCAATGTATATTATACATTTACTGGTCCTGGCACAATAAGATTCGTTGGATAAATTTATGCAAACGCAAAACATCATTTTCAGATTCTGGCAATCTGGAACAATTACATTTAGGTAGGAAATAAGATGCCAATTACAATCTCAGGCGGCGTATCACTTTCAGGATTTAATTTAACACCTCCTCCACCTTCTCCTCCACCGGTACTTAGTTCAGTAGAATATCTGGTAGTAGCTGGCGGTGGTTCGGGCGCAAGTGCTCCTAATTTAGGGTGCGGTGGTGGTGGTGCAGGAGGATATGTAGCAAATACTGCATTACCTATTACCATAGGGTCTCTCATAACAGTAATTGTTGGAGCAGGTGGAACAGGCGTAAGCGGCACCGGCGGCGGCGGCAATAATGGTTCGAACTCATCTATCTTGGCTTCGAGTAATGTTATAGCTATTGGTGGAGGCACGGGTGGTTTTTATGGTCCATATACAAATGCCACAGCAGGTGGTTCAGGTGGCGGAGCATCGTGGAACGGAGCCGATCATACCACATATGGGGCAGGACTACAACCTACTAGTGCTAGTGGAGGATTTGGTAATCGTGGTGGTACTGGCGGAGCTTATTCAGGCGGAGGCGGAGGTGGAGCAGGTGCTGCAGGTGAGGACGGGGCGAGCGTTGGCACTACAGGCAAAGCGGGTGGTATCGGTAAAGTTTCGACAATCATTACTACAACACAAGCCACAACTTATAATATAGGAAATGTTGTTGGCAGTAATGTATATTTCGCCGGCGGCGGCGGTGGGGGTGGAGCAAGTGCCGCAGGTGGAGCTGGTGGAGCTGGTGGTGGCGGAGCAGGCGCCACCGGCGCGAGTATACCAGGAACAAATGGAACTTCAGGCACAGGCGGTGGTGGTGGAGGAGTTTCATACCCAGCAGGATCAGCAAGTGGAGGGAACGGCGGAAAAGGTGTAGCTATTATTAGATATGCAGATACATACACAGCCGCATCGAATACTACGGGCAGTCCAAATGTTATTATAGAAGGTGGATATAGAATATATATTTGGACCAGCTCAGGAACAATCACATTTTAATTAGGAAATAAGATGCCAATTACAATCACAGGCGGAGCAACAATATTTGGAGGCGCAACATATATACCTCCTCCCCCACCTCCTCCCCCTACTACGTTAGAATTTATAGTTGTTGCAGGCGGCGGCTCCGGTGGAGGATATGATGCAATTGGCTCAGGTGGCGGTGGTGCTGGTGGATATCGTTCTTCAATCGCCGGCGAATCTTCAGGTAGAGGTGCAAATGCAGAATCTGTCTTAACTGGTATTAGTTCAAATGTAACATACACTATTACAGTTGGTGCAGGTGGTGCAAGCGTAAATGGTGAAGAAACTTCCGGATTTAAAGGTAGTAACTCGTCCATATCTGGTAGTGGTATAACAACAATTACATCACTTGGTGGCGGCGCTGGCGGACCAAACAGCTCTGGCACTTCGCCTCGCCGTTATGACACAGAAGGTGTTGGTAATGGTGGTAGTGGTGGAGGTGCCGCCCAAATTATGGGTGTACAAGGTTTAGGAACTACCGGCCAGGGATATGATTGCGGTACAAATAATAGTAACGATAACGGTTCGGGTGGTGGTGGTGCAGGTGGTCAAGGTGGCACAGCCGCTACAGAGGGCTTTGGTGGCATTGGGGTAAAAAGCAATGCAACAATTCCTTTCACTGGAACAGCATCAGTATTTTCCTCAAATAATACATTAACTGTAACCGCAGTTAGTGATGGAATAATTGATGTAGGTACACAAGTTACTGGTACCGGAATTCCAGCTAATTCGTATATAATTGCAAGAGGTACGGGTACAGGTAGTACAGGTATTTATTACATGAATGTAAACGGTACAGCTACAAATACAGGAGTAGCAATTACTAGTACAGGTAGGTATTATGCAGGTGGCGGCGCAGGACGTAGAGTAGGGTATGGCGGCGCAGGCGGCGGTGGTGCAAAACCAGGGCAAACTAATGCCATTGCAAACTGCATATTAGACGGAGCAGAAAATACCGGTGGAGGCGGAGGTGGCGGTGGTCCAAGCGGTGCAGGCGGTAAAGGTATAGTAATTATACGTTATCCTGATACTTACACAGCAGCTACTACAACTACCGGCTCACCTACAATAACAGTAAGTGGTGGATATAGAGTTTATCAATTTACCAGCTCAGGTACAATCTTATTTTAAGGAAATAATATGTTAATTTTAACAGGCGGCGCAGTATTATCTGGCGGCGCACAATACATCGAACCACCGCCACCCCCACCCCCGCCCTTTACATTATCATATCTATTGGTTGGCGGAGGCGGCGGTGGAGGTGCCAATTATTATGGTGGCGGCGGTGGTGCAGGTGGATATATTGCAAACAGTTTTGTATTATCAACAGGAGTGTTTGCTAGCTTTGCCGTTACACAAATAGGTGGCGGTGGTGCAGGAAATGCTGGCGCGCCATATGGCGGTAACTGGGGCGAACCCGGTACACCCTCAATCTTAGCTTCTCCGTTAACAGGCACATTAACTGCTGCAGGCGGTGGCGGTGGCGGCACAGGATACTTCTCACCACAGTACAATGGTCGTCCCGGGGGATCGGGCGGAGGTGCAGGAAATTCAGCAGGTAGTGGAGGCCCAAACAATACGGGCGGTACAGGTACAGCAGGACAGGGAAATCCTGGCGCCCCAGGAAATTCAAGAACAGGTGGCGGACAGTATGGCGGTGGGGGCGGTGGCGCTGGTACTACAGGAAAAACTGGAACATTACAAGGATATGGCGGCGATGGTAATGCATGGGTAAATGGTAATTATTATGCCGGCGGCGGCGGTGGAGCTGCAGATTATAGTTTTTCTCCCGTTGCTCCTAGTCCCGGTGGCCTCGGCGGAGGCGGACGGAGCGGCGGAGAGAATCCGCCAGGTACAGCATTCCAGGCTGTTGCCGGTAACGTAAATACCGGCGGTGGAGGTGGTGCTGGTGCACACACCGCCACATCGGCAAGCGGAGCTGGCGGATCAGGCGTGGCTATTTTTGCACATCCTGCATATTTTACTGCAACATCTAATATTACAGGTAGTAACACTGTTACTACTTCAAATGGCAATGTATATTATACATTTACTGGACCAGGAACGATAACATTTACCGGATAACCGTATGATAATAACAGGAATGAGACAACAAGGTGGAATGACAATTTCTCCTCCGGCAGCCCCCGTATTGCAGGGTAGTTTATCCTTTAATGGCACAAGTCAATATTTAAATACCCCGTCAAGTTCTGCGTTTGCTTTTGGAACAAACGATTTTACTATGGAAACCTGGATTTACCCCAATAATCTTTCTGGGCGTTTGTGGTATTTTAGTTCTGATCGTGATAATGTAGATCTTAATGGTAATGGGGGTATTTACTACTTTGGTGAAGGCGGTATACGCAATAGTGCTACTAATACAGTAATAACTGTAGGGACCTGGCATCATATTGCATTAGTAAGAGCAAGTGGAACTCTTACACTTTATGTAAACGGAGTTTCTGTAATGTCCCAAAGTGGCATAGGATATAATAGTACAGCAAATAGATCAATTGATATTGCATATAGTGCGGTGCAAGGTAATGGTTATTTTAATGGTCGTATAAGCAATTTTAGAATTGTTAGCGGCACAGCACTTTACATCGGATCAACAATTACTGTCCCTACCTCACCATTGAGTGCAATCGGGGGTACCCAATTATTATTAAACACCTCGAATGATGCTAATTTCCTAAAAGATTCGTCAACAAATAATATAACAATTACTAATAATGGTGCTGTAACAAGTTCTTCATTGAATCCGTTCTAAGGAAATATATGCTAATAAATGGGACAAGAATTAACGGAGGAATAACAGTTTCTCCTCCCCCGCCTCTCCCTGGTCCCACACTACGAGGTAGTTTAAGTTTTAACGGCACCAATCAATATTTGAGTTTAAATCCAGGTTTAACTATGAGCGCTGGAGCTTTTACAATAGAAGGCTGGTTTTATAATAATAGCGATTTTACTTCCAGGGGATGGTTAGGTACTACCAATGAATATGGTATGCATCTATTTACAACTGATGATTATAATATCATGTTAGATGTATCTGGCGGACATGGCACAATAACTTATACTTGGTCTCCTGGAACATTACAAACAAACACATGGCAATATATTATTTTAAACCGCAACCCCAATGGTTTAGAAACAATGTATGTAGGCACATTGGGTAGTCCAGGTGCACCTGTTACATGCTATCGTGCATCATTTGCAGCAGGTAATTTTGATCCTACTAGTTTTCCTGCAGGAACTTGTATAGATTCGTATGATTGGTATGGTTCATCTGATCAAGTGGGTAGATACTATGGTGGATATTTTCCCGGTTACATAACTAATTTTAGAGTTACTATAGGTGAAGCAAGATATGATACGAATAATAGTACAGTATCAGCTCCCAGTATAGAACTAACGATTGATGCATATACTGAATATTTAATGTTGGGTGCAGCTGTTACTACAGATTCATCAAGTACACAAACTGTCACCAACAACGGCACAGTGACACAGAGCGCAACGAAACCATTTTAAAATGCAAAAAACTATAGCATTATTTATCCATGACCCAAAATGCTCAGTGCAGAGTGGCAATGGTATTATGAAATCGTTAGGGAATAAGTATAGTTTTAAACTATTTTCCAAAAATAAACTAGAAAATAATTTCTTTGACGATGTAGATATGATAGCTGTTCCTGGCGGCATTGGGGATAGCAATAGTTACAAAAATTTATTCAAACATAACGAAACTAGTGTTATTGATTTTGTCAATCGTGGCGGCAAATATCTAGGCATCTGTATGGGTGCCTATTGGGCAGGTAGTCATTATCTTAACATATTAAATAAAGTGGATGCAGTACAATATATCACGCAACCAAAAACTGACACAAGGAGACCTCATGCTAAGAATATTGAAATCAACTGGGATGGAATTGACACAAAGATGTTTTTTTACGATGGTTGTGCTCTGGTTGGTAATGGAAACTACAAAACAATCGCTACTTATGCAAACGGTGATGCGATGGCGATTATTCAAAAGAACATAGGACTTATAGGTTGCCATCCTGAAAGCGAACAATTTTGGTATGATAGTTACAGTTGGCTAAAAGGAAAATACCATAACGGTGAGCATCACGCCTTACTGTTAAATTTTGTAGATAGGTTAATGGCTCAATGATTTTTGCAGCTATATTATTGGGAACAGCTTTAGCTATTTCAGGTATAGCAGGATATTTTTCAATCATGGGATTGACCTATATCTTTTCAGCTAGCCCAACTCCTATTCTAATAATGGGCGCAGCTCTTGAAGTGGGCAAACTTGTAACAGCATCCTACGTATATAGACAATGGAACAAAATAAACACATTGATGAAAACGTATTTTATTACCAGTGTTGTAGTTTTATCCCTACTAACATCCATGGGTATATTCGGATTCTTATCCAAAGCCCATAGCGATCAAAATTTAGTGTCAGGTGACGTGCTGGCAAAAATATCCATATATGACGAAAAGATTAAAGCAGCAAAGGATAATATTGATGCGAACCGTAAAGCTCTTAAACAAATGGATGAGGCAGTGGACCAAGTCATGGCAAGAAGCAGTTCAGAAACGGGTGCGGAGAAGGCAGTTACTATTAGACGTGCCCAGCAGAAAGAACGTGCAAGGCTTCAGTCTGAGATCCAAGCCGAACAGAAAATTGTTGCTGCCATTAGCGAGGAGCGTGCGCCAATCGCAGCTGAAGTACGAAAGGTCGAGGCCGAAGTAGGTCCTATAAAGTATATTGCAGCATTTATGTATGGGGCAACGGACACAAGTATATTGGAAAAAGCAGTATCATGGATGATTTTACTCATAATCATAGTGTTTGATCCGTTAGCTATTCTATTAGTAATAGGGGCAAACTCTATGCTACAGAGCGAAAAAAGGAGACCAAAAATTAGAAATTTGAGGAATTCAATAGAAATAGACAAAGGTTCGGTCTTTTCCATCAAGAACAAAGATTTGAATTAATATAAATATAAGTATAACATAAGAGAAAACAATGGCTCTAACACAAATTCAACAAGATGGACTATCGGCAAACGCAATTACTGCGGTTCATGCAACAATTAGTGGAGGCTCTGTAACCATTAATTCTTCAGGACAAACCGTTCTTGTAATAGAAACACTAAGTCCATTCCTATTGGCGGGAATGTAAGGAAAAAAAAATGACAATTAAATATAAAATTCTAGGACAGGCTTTTCCTGCAGCAAATGCAAATGCAACATTATATACCGTACCTGCAGGAAATAGTGCAGTTATTTCCACATTAAATATATGTAGTTTATCTCAATCCAATGTAACATTTAGGATTGCAGTAATTCCCAGAGGTACCAGCCCAACACCATCTAATGCCTATATTGCATATGATACCGCATTACCTGCACAGGATGCAATTGCATTAACACTTGGTATGACTTTGGATGCAACAGATACTGTGCAAGTTTACTCGTTACAAGGTAACGTAACCTTTAATCTGTTTGGTTCAGAGATATACTAATGTCAACAAAACGCCATACGGCAAGAAATTTTAATAATGTTAACAACCGATTAAATTCGGCAAATGTTCCTCTCCGTTCTGTCCTCACATTAGAATATTTAGTTGTTGCTGGGGGCGGCTCAGGCGGTAATTCAGCAGGTGGCGGAGGTGGGGGCGGCGGCTACAGAACTAATACAGGTTATAGTGATTTCACCCCGGGAACCCCAATAACGGTCACCGTAGGTGCCGGGGGAACTACTGCAGCCACTTTTGGAGCTAACGGAACAAATTCTGTATTTTCCACAATAACCGCATCTGGAGGTGGAGGTGGAGGAACATATTCTGTCACACCTGCAAACAGACATGGTAGATCAGGCGGATCCGGCGGCGGCGGTGGCGGTTATGTATCAGCAGGCGATCAAACTATTGGGCAGGCAGGTCCGGGCAATGCAGGTAGCTATACTCCGGTAGAAGGATTTGCAGGTGGAACCGCCGCCGGCTTTGGCGCCGGGGGAGGGGGCGCAGGTGCTGTAGGTAGCAACGGTGTAACGGTGGGTAACGGTGGGGACGGAAGATATAGTTTAATTACAGGTGCAAATGTTGCCTATGCCGGCGGCGGCGGGGGAAGTGGCGACGGCACACCCGGAGGAAATGGCGGTGCGGGGGGCGGTGGCCGAGGACAACCTTCAAGCGGCGGCGCAGTTAATAATGGTTTAACTAACACCGGCGGAGGTGGAGGTGGAGGTGGCGGACAATCGGGTGCTGGGCAATTTGGACAAGG